ATACTTTAGTTATAGATAAACCGTTAAATATGAAAAAAAAATATATATTAGATAAATTAAATTTTGTATTATCTAGTAATAAAGGTTGGAAAAAACATGGTTATAATTTTAAATATATAGATACAGTAGAAAATTGTGATATTATTGTACATATGTCTACTAATGCTTTTATAAATAAACGTTGTGGTGTAGGTGATAAATTAAGTTGTGCTGAATATTATAAAAATATTAAAAATAAAGGAAATATATATCTTAATGTTGAAAGGTGGAGAAAAGGTAGTCCCGCTTCCAAGTTAAACTTACAGGATTATAGGAATTATCAATTGAATCATGAATTTGGGCATATACTCGGTCGTGACCATGTCTTTCATAAAGATTATATAAATAAAAAATGTCCAATTATGGTACAACAAACTTTAGGAATAGGTCAGTCTAAACGTAATTGCTGGCCGTTAGACTTTGAATAAAAAATATAAATTATTATAAAAAATATAAATTATTATAAAAATATAAATTATTATAAAAATATATATAGATTATAAATATAATAATATTGTAACAATAGTAGTAAATATCATTAACTTTTTATTAATAGGTACTGGTGCATCATTAACAACAGAATCTTCTGATGAAAAATCTCCACAATCACATTTATCATATCTTTTACTGTTTTTAATAGAATCAATTTTATCTTGTAACTTCTTATTATCACCAGCAGCTGTTTCATCAATGTTATTAAGTTTATTATTAATAATTTCAAATTCTAATTTAAATATATTGTCATTATAATAATTACATATGTGCATATCATTATCATAATCTGACCCACTTCCAACGTTTATCATACACTGTCTATTTCCCATATATTATATATATATATGTATATTATTTTATATTTAGTTATAAAATAAATCAATTTTTTTTAAAGTAATTATTGTACGCTGTTTAAAAAAAAATTGATTTTTTTTTATTAATTTATATATTAAATATGACTAAATGTATTATGAAAAATTGTGAAAAACTAGCTTATTATAATTATATATATACTAAACCTGTATTATATTGTAATGAACATAAATGTAAAGATATGATTAATATTTCAAGAAATATTTGTATTGAAAAAGATTGTAATAAATATGCTTATTACAATATAAAAAGTATTAAAAAAAAACAATATTGTAAATTACATAAAACCAATGATATGATTAGTTATACAGATTATTCAAAAAAACGAAAACGCGAAGTTGATGAATATAATATAAATGTAAAAGATGAAAATGTCATAAATGTAAAAGATAAAAATGTCATAAATGTAAAAGATGAATATTTATTTGAATTTGATTTGAGTTTATTTGATTTTTATAATAATGAGGATAATTATATTTATTTTCCATAAATTTTATATTATATTTTTTTATAAATTTTTAATTATGTATTGTTATATGATTTAAATTATATGGTAAAGATGTTATATTACTATTTTTACAATCAATATATTTTAAATGTTCTAATTCACTAGGTATAAAACATATCTGTGTATTAATACACCATATCGTTTTTAAATTAATTAATGTATTTGGTATTTCGCTAATATCTGAACTATTGCAAAACAATACTTGTAATAAAACTAATTCTCTTGGTATTTCACTTATATTTGTAAATCCACACCATAGTGTTTGTAATCTTAATAAACTAGGAGGAATACTTAAAACTTGTGTATTACAACAATCTAATACTTTTAATTTACTTAATTGTTTAGGTATAGTTGTTATATTTTGATTATTATTACAATATAGTTCTTCTATATTTTTTAAACCTATTGGAATTTCTTTTAAATTTTTACATATCTGTATTTTACGTATACCTATTAAATCTTGATTTTTATTACATAACAAACACATATTTTATTATATATATATAATAATATAATATAATTATATATAAATTATATTATTATACTATTTCTACTTCATTTAAATTTTCTATACATGATTTATATTCTTTCAATATATCTTTATATTTTTCCATAAAAATATCATATTGTTTTATATTATTTTTATATTCATTTATTAATTTATCATATTTATCTTTTTGAATTTCAGTTAAAACATCATGTATTTCTTGATGATATGTAATATATTCTATATTCATTACATTGCTATTTATATTATATTTTAATTTAGAAATATTATAATGAAATTTTTGTATTTTATATTTAAATCTATCTATCTTATATTCTAAATCACTAGTTCTATATTGAGATAAATCCTTATTATATTCGTTTATTAAATTATATTTACGACATATTGGACATTTATATTTATTATAATTACTATATTTAATATATTCTTCTATACATAAATTATGAAAGATATGTTCACAATGTAGAGTTTTTTTATTTTTATGAGATATTACAGGTTCTAAACATATTGAACACTTGTCATCTACCATTTATTAAATTTTTATTTTATATTATTATATATATAGTTAAATAAAAATTAAAATATAAAAAAAATGTTAAATAAAAGTATTCCTAGAGTTCACATTATTATATTATATATAATACTAATTTTTGCTGTAATAGGTATTTATTATGTATGTAAAAGTCAAGATCTAAATCCAGATTATATGCCAGTTTGTCTTTTAGGAACATATGTATTATTTGAAGGTATACTAAATTTAGCCCATAATGAATTTCATATTCGTAATATTCTTAAATAAAATCTATCCAATTTTTAGTATTATCATATAATTCTTCTTTTGTTAAAATATTCGTTTTTACATATGTGATATCTAATTCAACCATTATTTTATTTTTTAATAATGTACTATATTCCGGATTGTCAACATTTACCTCTTTTTCAAAATCATTTCTAATTTTTGAACATTTGTTTAATATTTCTTGATCTAATATATCTTTATTTTTTACAACAACATCTTCATCAATTAAATTTAATGAATCTATTATTCTATTATAAACACCTGTAAAACATACAGGGTTATTATTAGAATCTACAGAATCATTTAACTCTATCATTAAATTATTGATTGCATTTTTTTTATAAATTTCATCATTAGATGTATATATTCTATTACCAACTAATGTAAATACATCTTTTAATGTTTTCTTATTATTATATGATTTAGTTGTATCAGTTTCGATTTTATTGAATATCTTTTTGATATTTCTTAATTTTTTATCACTGATATTCATATCCTTTATATCGTTTATAAACATCATTTTTAATTCACTATATTTATATTCTATATTTGTATCCTTTTCTAGTTTATAAATTGAACTTTTAATAGTTTTTTGAATTCCCGAATCATGGGAATTTTGAGGATCATTAACTATATCATAATATATATTATCGTAATCTATCCCGTTGTTAATTGGAATATTATCATAATTTAAAACATTATTAGCAATATCGTTATAATTAATAGTATCATTAAAATGTATTACTTCTTCCCTATCTCTAACAATTTCTTCATTGTCAATTATTTCAACTGTATTTTCTAAATCTTCTTCTGTTATTATGTCAACTAAATAATCATCTATATTGGATATTATTTTATTTTTATCCAATGAATTGATACAACCATTAGTATCATTGTTTAGTATTTCATATAACTGATTAATACGTTCAATCGCATATGACTTATGTTTTTCATCTGTATTATTGATTTTTAGAAAATTAGTATAATATATATGTGCTTTATAATAATTAGGATCTAAACTTCCTAAACCAAACAGATATATATCACCAATATCTAACATAACATAATAATTTTTATTTAATAAACATTTTTTATAATATTCTAATGCTAAATATGGTATCTCCTTTTCATGATAAAATCTTGCTAATTCTATATTACTACTATTATTAACTATATTATTTTTAGTATTTTTAATCAATTTATGTTTGTATTTATCATAATCGCAGTTTTTTGTTTTTTTCTTATAATTAATACATATCAAATATATACCAATAATTAATATTAGTATAATTAAATTAATATACATTTTTTATATATTATTATATATTTTAATTTTAAGTTTTATTATATTTATATATATATTAAAAATGTTTAATAATAAAGTACTAATTTTTGGTAATTTGATAGTTTTGTCTATTTTGTATAAATTTTATAAAAATAATAATGATAGGAAAAATAAATTAATTGATAATTTAATTGCAAAATATAAAGATTTAAAATATAATAATGATTTAAATGTTATTAAATATAGTTTATTAAAAAACCAATTATTAGTATTACAAAATGAAAAAAAATTTGACATTAATAATAATGAAAAAAAATTTGACATTATTAAAGAAAAAAAATTTGACATTAATAATAAAGAAAAAAAATTTGACATTATTAAAGAAAAAAAATTTGACATTATTAATAATGAACAAATTAATAATATATCTAAAGAATTAATTGATGAAGTTATTGAAAAAATTAATGATAATGTTTTTTATGATTCTGTTAATATTTAAGAAAAATATGATTTTTTTTGACTACATTTAGTCTTATCGTTTTCTCCCATTATTTTAATTTCTTCAATCTCTTTTAATTCATCTAATTTATTTTCCAATTTCCATATTTTCTTATCTGTTTCTTGTAATCTATATGCTAAATATATTGACGGAAATTGTACTACCAACGTAAACATTGCTATACAAATACCATTATAACAATTATCATTCATTTTTTATTTATATATATAGTTATATTAATATCATAAGTTTAAATTATAATTAAAATTTATTTATTTATTATAGAATTTATTTTTTTAATATTATTATCTATTTTATCATCTAGATCGTATAAACGATCATTTACTCTTGTAATTATATCATCTATACGTTCATTTGTCTCTTTTATTCTATATGCTGCAAAATATGATAATGTTAGTGTTAATATCATAGATATATAAATATCGAAATCGTGTTGGTTCATTTTTATATAATAATTATATTTAATATAATTATTATAAGTTTAAATTATAATTAAAATTTTTTATTTATAGAATTTATTTCTTTAATATTATTATCTATTTTATCATCTATATCATATAAACGATCATTTACTCTTGTAATTATATCATCTATACGTTCATTTGTCCTTTTAAAGCCATATAATATAAAACCTGATAATGCCATTGTATATGTCATAGATATATATACCTATATT